CATTATGTAATACACCTTGACGGTAAAATTTCTGTCGGACGTGATATAAACAGAATCGGAGCGCATTGTAGCGGTCAGAATACAGGGAGCATTGGCATTTGTTACGTTGGAGGTATGACTAAGGATATGCGTAAACCTAAGGATACACGAACACAAGCACAGAAAGACAGTCTTATAAAACTTATGCACGAATTAATATACAAGTACAACAAAGATATGACGATTCACGGTCACAACGAATACGCTAATAAAGCTTGTCCGTGTTTTGACGTACAGAAAGAATATGCGAATTTATAGCCTTATTTGCGTTTTAACGCTGTTTTCTTGCTCAGCGAACTATCACTATAGGAAAGCACTTAAACGTGGCTTAGAACCGCTTATTTCAAGTGACACTATAAGAATAGCAACAATTGACTCTATTCCTGTAGTAAAACACGATACGATTGTATATGAGAAATACTTTAGTAGCAAGGACACAATAGTACACTATCAAAACGTTTTTGTGCCAAAAACACGATTGGAAACACGAATTGAATACAAAATACACCGAGATACGATAAGAATGGAAACACGAGTAGAAGTTCAGAAAGCAAAAGCAAGTAAAAAACCAAACTACATGTGGCTGATTATAGGTCTTTGTATTGTAGGAGGTTTTCTGTTTATAGTTGGCAAGGTAGTTAACAAATATGTATGAGCGAAAACAGACGATATCGACTTAAACCTGATGAAGCAGAAATACTGTTTAGATATAGAGGTTTAAAGGAAGCTGCAAAAGATGCAGGTGTTGATGTCAATAGCGTAAAACACGGATGGCTTAAAACTAAACAGGCAAGTCTATTTTTTAAGAACCCACTACATAAAGACGAAGCAGAAAACAAACTAGAAGAACTAAGCAAAAAGCTTGTAGAAGACTTAAAAGAGTTTGCGCCAAAGTTTCCTAAGTTAGTACGCAAAGAAAAAAAGAAAGATTATTTACTTGTAATTGATCCTGCAGACATACACATAGGCAAACTTGCAGACAGTTTTGAAACAGGCGAAGACTACAACAACCAAATTGCCGTTAAACGTGTCAAAGAAGGCGTTCAAGGCATCTTAAACAAAGCACAAGGGTTTCCTATAGATAAAATTTTATTTATCGGTGGTAACGATATTTTACATATAGACACACCGCACAAAACTACTGCCGGAACGCCACAAGATACAGACGGACAGTGGTACAGTAATTTCTTAATAGCTAAACAACTTTATGTAGACATATTACTTCAGTTGATCGCAGTAGCAGACGTACACTTTACTTTTAATCCAAGTAATCACGACTATCAAACAGGTTTTTTTCTTGCAGACGTGATAAAAACGCACTTTAGAAACTGCAAAAATATAAGCTTTGACTGTTCAATAGCACACAGAAAAGGTTATAAATACGGACAAAATCTTATAGGCACTACACACGGTGACGGTGCAAAGCACCAAGACCTACCTTTGCTTATGGCACAAGAATTTCCTGTACAGTGGTCTAAAACTAAATACAGGTACGTCTATACGCACCACGTTCACCATAAAACAAGCAAAGATTTTATAGGAGTCACAGTAGAATCTTTGCGCTCACCATCGTCTAGCGACAGTTGGCATCACAAGAAAGGTCTACAACACGCACCCAAAGCAGTAGAAGGTTTTATTCATCACCGTGAAAACGGACAAGTAGCAAGACTTACACACCTTTTCTAAAACTTTTTTGTTAAAAACGTAACTTTTTTTGTTAACAATTCGTTTTTATTGTTAGATTTGTATACACAATTAATTTAACACTTATGAACAGAACAGAAAAACTTGAACTGCTTTTAGAAATAGAAGAAGCAATACAACACTTTGAAAAAAGAATAGACGATGCCGAGTGGTCTAACGGCTTTGGCTTAGGTTTAGAAATGCCTAATATCAAAAAGAAAAACGAACACAATATCGTTATCTACGGTATGTGCATCGGCAGACTTAACGAACGATTTACAAAACAACTTAACGCACTAAAATAATGAAAAACGGAATAAAAGATACAATTTACGGCATAGTATATTTATGCACTTTAGCTACGATGTATTACTACACTATTTTAATTTTTGGATAAGATGAAAGGGGAAATAGAAATATTTAAGAACGAAGACGATATAGTAGAGTTTGGTATACACGATACAAGTTTTCGTGTTTGCATAGAAACTGAGACGTATTGGCAAGAAGAAGCGGTAAGTTTTAACGGCTTTACTGACGAAATACAATACGAAGAACACGAACAGACAGTAACTTTTGTTAGAATGGATACGCTAGAATGTCACGGCACTATGTACTATTCTAAGCAAGATATATGCTCAGAACTAGAACGAATGTTAAACGAAGAAAATTAAAGATGGCTAAACAGGAATACGAAGTAAAGTACATCTTGAATATTTTCAATTACAAACTAATAATATTTAAAAAACTATAAAAAGATGAACGATCCTTTTAAACTAGAATTTTGGGACAACTTTAACGACAGTCTATATTTTGATTACTTACTAAAACGTGAAGAAATGTTAAAGACTTACAGAATAACTTACAAACAATACGCAGGAAGCGATACAAACGCACCTGTAAGCTACGCAATAAAATACTTGAAAGCATACAACAAACACGATGCAATAAACGCTTTTAAGCTTTGGAAAGGACTTATAATTAAAGTAGAACTATGCGACTAATAGAAATAATTTACTGCGCACTAATAACTTGGATATATGCTAGACTTGATTAAACAACTAATAAAGAAAGACGGACTTGACACAGAAGCAAGACACGCACCGCTAATACACCGTAGAATGTACCTATATAACGTTATGCGTAGACACGGTATGATTTACGAAAACATAGGCGAATACTTTAACCGTGATCACGCAACAGTAATGCACGGAATAAAACGTTACAAGTATTTGATGGAAGTAAAAGACGAAGTTTTATTAACAGACATAGAATACTACCAAACGTTGTTTCTACATAAAGACGGAACTAAGAAAGAATACAACCTAGAAGAAGACGTACGAAAAGCAACTACTATAGGTGGTTTAAACATAATTAAAAGACGTTTGGAAAATAATTTATATTAATTGTTATATTTGCAATGTTGGTAGGACAATCAAATTTTTTTTAAGTGTGACGTTAGTAGCAGCTTCCTACCCTGTGAAAGCGTTACACTTTTTTTTTACAACCTTATGGCAGACAACAAGAAAAGCTTTTTACTTTATTGCGACTTAATACACACCGTTCAAAAGCTAAGTGATGAACAGGCAGGTAAGTTGTTTAAGCACGTTTTAGAATACGTTAACGACTTGAACCCGGAAACAGAGGACTTACTTACAGAAGTGTGTTTTGAACCAATTAAACAAAACTTAAAACGTGACCTACGGAAATACGAAGAAATTCGAAAGCAGAAAAGTGAAGCAGGAAAGAAAGGAATGGCTAAAAGATGGGC